ATTTGTCCAAACTATCGGACACATCAACAGTAAAACGTCCCTTTACCTGTATTAGGTTCAGCGTCCCCAAATCAACACTTTGTACACATTGATAGTATTTTTTATTTTCATAGTCCACCCAGTTTCGTGCCGTTCCTGCCGACCAGCCGTAGCCAGGCAGTGCCTTGATTGCTTCGGGGATTGGGTATTCGTTGCGGTGGTAGGGGGCGTAGGCTGTGGCGGTTGAGGATTTTTCAATTTGAATATCGCACAAATCAAAAAATGATTTTCTACTGGCGGCTGTAGAGTCTCCAAAATACACAGATAGAATAATGTATCCATGTTTAACAGAAATAGTTCCAGTTTTATCGACATTGTAACCATATCCTGTCGAGTGCTCTATAACCGTCCCTGTTAGGTTGTTATCAGTGCTGATTTCAGTGGCAATCACATACACTGCTTTACTCATGCCCGACGTATATCCAGATTTATGTTTTGTTGATACTACATAATCACCATTTTCACACGGAATTTTCAAACCCTTATATCTGCCATTATAATACATTGGAATCGTATAGGCATCGCTATTTTCTTTGCCACTTTTGTCCCACAAATTCTTTCCCTGCTCCACAACGCTCTCTGTGCCAGCGCTGACAATCTCTCCGTCAATGACCTCAGAATGACCGCCTATTGACTTCACGCTCATCAGCTTTGCCCCTGTAGGCACTGTCTTAGCATACGCCGTTTCGCTGTCCGTTTCAAACTGGTGCGTGATACCCTGGCCCATATCATATAACGCATTTACACGTCTTGTCAGTTCCTTGTCTGTCTGCTTCACACGTCCTATCTCAGCCGTGTTTTCGGCAATCTTTTCAACCGCTGTAGTGTAGTCATCAGGTAGGCTGTCAGCCACCGCCTGTGCTGTCTGTGCAGCAGTTTCAGCAGATGCCTTTGCTGTTTCCGCACGGCTTGCCGCCTGTTCTGCGGTGTCTGCTGATTTCTCTGCGGCTGTGGCAGATTTAGCGGCGTTATTTGCCGCTGTAGTTGCCGTTTCTGCGGCGGTGACGGCTGTCTGCATATCTGCGTGTGCCTGCCTACCTATGGCATCTATGCGGTCTAGTGCGTCCATAGCCACATCAGGTGACGGTACTGCATTATCACCGATTGCCGCACCTATTCTCAGGCGGAATATGCGTGATTTTTTAAGCAGTATGTACTCCTGCCCTGACAGTTTTTTAGCCGCTATCTGACAGCTGACTGTCTGCGCTGAACGCAGTATATCTGCCGTTGGCGTCCATGTGCCGCCTGTGATATCGACCTCATACGTCACACCATCGCCGTAGTCTATCGTCAGCACATAGCGGTCTGCACCGTCTATCTCCATGCCCTCGACCGATACAGGACGGGCATTAGTTTCACCAACACAGCCCAGTAGGGCTGTGCTTAGGGTTACGTCATAATCTGCATTTAATGTTATTGTCATTTAATCCCCCTCTATTCTATCGCAATGTAATCCACATAGTACGTTCCTGTCGGGACATTTACTGTTGGCCCGTTAGTAGCGCCCATGCAGACGTTCAGATAGTACGACTTTCCCGAACCACTAACGTGGGTGCAGAAAGTCTTGTATGGTGTTGGTGTGTCTGTCTGCCGTAGCGTTGCTATGACCTGTTTAGGTGCAAATGTCAGCCCAAGCGGTATCCGCATCAGCGCATTTGCTCCCGTCATCTTGTGTTCCACAGTGCCATAGTGTATCTTGCCGGCTCGGCTCAATATCTCATCGATTTCCTCGCCTGCGTGTTGCATAGGATAGTCATTTTCAGTGATATCCTGCGCCAATGTCAAATTTTCATCAGCCATTATCTCGCCCCCTTAAAGTTGTTCTTCAACGCTCAGACCTACCGCAGAAATGTCTGCTGAAAGTCCGCCGTCAAAGGTAAATCCTAAATTCGTTATCGGTATGTCATAGCTGTCTGCGCCGTTGGTGTAGGTCACCACGTCCCCTATGTCGAAACGTGGGTCACCAAGTCTGTGGTACAGCTCAGTGGTGTACCACGAAAAGCCTCCTATCCTGCGCCACAGAGATTGTAGCAAAGACTCTGTCATGTATGGATTTTCAAACTCCAAGACTCGACCTTGCGTTGTATCTGTCACACCAAGTGACAACGTTACATCATCACTGACCTTGCAGATTATGCCTACTATCACGTTCTGCCTTTCAGACAGCGTAGGTAGGTCTATTGTGTTGTTATCCAATGTTTTCACAGACTTGCCGTACCATTTTCGGACGTATTTTCCGTACCTGTCAACATATCCAAACTGCCCCTGAGCAGAAGCCAGGTAAGACAGCATTTGCCGCATGGTCACGTCTTTGGGCACTGAGCTGACCTTGAAATAGAAATACTTTGAGTACAGCACCTTGCCGTTCTTATCTATCAACCTTCTGCCGTTCTTGTCACGCAGTAGCCGCACCTCTGTATAGTCATTGCCGTTCTGCAAGCCTAATTGTCTGCAGATGTCGTCTTCGACGGCTTTATTCCAGTTTGGCATAGGGATATGCGGTACATATGGTTTGTCCGAGAAGTACAGCTTGTCCGCCATTGTCAGCTGAACACTGCCGCCCGACTTTTTCGACTTCACACAGGTGAAACGTCCCATTGGTATCTTTTCGTCTGAAAGTATGCCGCTAGTTTCGTAGTCTACGAGATACAGATATGTGTCATACTCTTTGCCAAGAAACGCTGTTTCAGTGTCACTTATGGTCATGTTCCACGATTGTGAACACACGGCACCCAGCTCGATGTCGTCAGACAAGGACGTGCTTTGAGCTGTACTGCTTGCAGATACTATCTTGTCGCCTGTAAGTATGCTGTTTGTGTCTTCAAGCTCCATTCTCCACGTTCTGCAATAGCTCTCTATCTTTGATGATACAATGTCGCTTACTGTGTACATTTATGTCACCTCACCTGTACCGGAATAGGCATAAAGGTCAAGGGAAAGCACCTTGCAAAGCTGTCTTTTCTTATCCCAACCCCACTGCTCGTATGTTGTACCCTCTGCCCTAAAACGTACCGTGACCATGTTGAACGTTTCATCAAGGTAGGTAACAGGAAAATCAGCGTCCTGCACATTCAGAACATACTCGTTTATAATTGCTACTTCCTGCGGTTTAAGATTTGCCCACTCTATGTGAAGCGTGGTCTGTAGCCCCTTTACGTCACCCACATATTTGCAGGTCGAGGAAAGCCCTGCATTATCGGACATTATTTTTTTCTTATCTATTGTGAACGTTGTCGGCACAGCTATTTCAGTATCACCGAATTTCAGATATTCCATTGCATACCTCCTATACAAGCGGTGACTTGCCGTTAAGCTTTGTCAGCGAGTTTATATCTTCTACCACAGCCTTGCCAACAGCTCGCTTGTCTATCTCCACAGTTACATTGATAGGCTGTTTAGTGCTTTTGCCGTCAACAGAGGCATACTCTGCAAGGGCGTTGAGTATAGCCGACCGCATACCCATGTTTGACGTATCAGGCACAGTTTGTGTAGCTGTCTGCTCTCTCAGTGAAGATACATCTATCCTGCTGTCAACACTGCTGGCACTTTGTATTGCAGATCTGACCATGTTTTCAGAAGCCTGCACTGCAAGATACGTTTCATCAGCCACACCCAGTGCATAGCCCTCGCCCACATATCCGCCAAGTGTGCGGAAAACTCTTGAAGGCGAGTGTGAATCCTGTGCAAGTCTTGCGGCGTTTATGCCCCTTATGACCATTTCATTTACTGTGGCACTTACAAATGACATTCTGCTCTGTATGCCGTCTGCGTAGCCGTCTGCGGCGTACTGTCCTAGTACTTCATACGCCGTCCGCATACTGTAGTAGTTTTGTGACGGCAGGTCAACAAGGTCTGCAAGGAGCTTTGCAGAAGAATCTTTCATCTTGCTCATACTTCTGTCAACGTAGTCATTCATTTCGTCAAAAATGCCCTTGCTCTTTACAGAGTATTTCTTGAGTTCCTTATCTGACATATCAACAAAAGCCTTTGCGTAGCCTGCGCCCTTTGGACCCATTTCTTCAAGATTGTTGTAAAAGTCCTGTGAGATAATGCCGTCTGCGACCTTTTTTTTCAGCTTGGCGAGATTGTTCTCCCAATCGGTAAAGCCGTTTATGTTATCGTCAAGATTTGCGATAAGCTGTTCGGCGGTCACATCTGACTTTCCACAGAACTCGTCAAGAAGATCTATCTGTCCGAACACAAGATCGTGCTGGGTTTTGTATGCGTCTGCATACTTGTCGCAGATGTCATTTATCTGCGACAGCGTTTCTTCCGAGAGTTCTGCTATCGAGCCTGTTGTAAGAGCATAAGCGTCGGCAAATTCTTTCTGAGCGATGTTTGCTTCCTCTATGGACTGTCTTACAGAGGAAAGGTCATTGTTTGCTGTTGTAAGTGCACCGTGAGCGGTGTTGAGGGACAGTGCAAGTGCGTCAAAATCATCACCTGTCAAGCCGTCAGCCTTAGCCTGTTTGTACCTTTCCAAAGCCTCGTCATACTCGCTCTGAGCCGCCGCTTGGTTTCTCAGAGCCTCCGCAAGCTTATCCTGCAAGTCCTTTGTATCCTGCATATCCGCATAAGCGTCAAGCATATTGCTCACTGCTGCTACGTTGTTTTTAAGGCTGCCTGTCTGCTCGTCAAGGGTCAGATTAAGTCCGTCTATATCGCCGTTGAGCTGATCTATAATGGATTGCATTTCGGCTTTTTCATCAGCACTTTTATTTTCAGTTTCATTCAGCTCTTTGAGTCTGTCATTGAGTGCACGATAAGAGTCAGCCTGCTTTTTATTACTGTCTGTGCTGTCGGCAAGTTCTTCGTGAAGACTTTCAACGGCACTTTTGGTGGAAAGACATTTGTCCGAAAACTGTTTGACGCTCTCGGACAAATTCACTATACTGCTTTCTGTGACATCTATCTCATTGGCAAAATGATTTATGATCGCACTGCCTATAAGTGCAACTCCTGCAGCGATACCTGCCGCAAGATTTTGAGTTATAGCCATTTCGGCATTCATGGCCGTTGCCATAGCCTTGCCTTGTATCATTTGCAGAGTAAGCCCCTCAAAGGACTTTGTGACCGCAGACACCTTTGACACCGCAATGAATGTCAAAATTGCCGCTGTTATGGATTTAAGGGCGTTGTGAACACCCTCTATAACACCCTCTATATTTTCTGCGTCAACGCCCATTTTCTCAAAAAGCTGACCAACTGCTGAATCAAATACCTTTGCCGTTTGAGATACAAAGCTCTTTGCAAGTCGCTTTACGTTACCGAAAAATGTTTCTGTCGAACCTATCAGGTCATTGAAAGCCTTATCAGCATCACCACCTGATGTAAGCACACCAAGAAAGTTCTTGGCGGCAGCTTTCATGCTTGCGAATGAACCTGAAAAGGTGGTGCTTGCCTCTTTGGCTGTTGTGCCTGTGATATCAAGGTTTTGCTGAATTGTGTGGATAGCGTTGTATACGTCACTCAGATTATCAATGTTGTATTCAACTCCGCTGAGCTTCTGAGCGTCCTGCAAGAGCCGTTCCATTTCAGACTTTGTTCCACCGTAGCCAAGCTTGAGGTTGTCAAGCATTGTGTAGTTCTGCTTTGCGAAACCTTGATAAGCGTTTTGTATAGACTGCATATCCGAGCCGAATTTGTTGGCGTTGTCGGACATATCCACCATAGCAGTGTGGGCGACATTTGCAGCCTTTTGAGTGTCACCGCCAAGAGATGAAAGCAACGACGCAGAAAAGCTCGTGACGTTCTCCATATACTCGTTTGCACTTACTCCTGCGGTCTTGTAGGCATCTTGTGCGTTCTTCTTGACGATATCAGCGTGCTTTTTAAAGAGCGTTTCAACACCGCCAAGGGATTGCTCAAGTGCCGCACCCTCAGTGAATGCAGAGGTGACGACCTTGCTTATAGCCGCTCCCACACCTGCCGCCGCTATAGCCTTTTTGAGTTTCGTTGCAAAGCTTTCACCTGTTTTCTCGCCTGCGCTGTCACCCTCGTCGGGCAAGAGTTCCTTTATCTTGCTTGTTATTCCCTCAGAGATAGGTATTATCTGCACATATGCGTCTGCAAGCTTAGTTCCCTCCGCCATTACTTTTCACCTCCGATAATTCTTTGTCTTTCCATTTCAAATTCTTCGATACTTCCAAAGCCTCTCGCATTATTCTCTTTATCAGAGCCTATAAGCTTTGATACAACGGTTTCGGGCATATTTATCCCTCTTGCCCCGTCTTTGGTTTTCGCCCATTGAAGCCACGCAAGCTTATCGTATATCATTGCAGCAAGCAAAGTGTCAATGGTGTATTTATCTCCGGAGAGGGACATTTTGCAACGGCTGTCCGGACGCAGACCCACAAAAAGTGTCGCTGCCATTTGAGCTGACAGCGACCTGTAATCAAAAACGTGATAGACCTCTGCAAAATCACAGACAAGAGATATCTCATCACGGTATATCATATGGGCAAGTCCGCAGACAGCCCTCAGACGTTTTTTTGCTTTTCACTTTCAGAGCCTTTGCCACCGAGTATATCGGCAAGCTCTATGAACATTTTGTTCTTTGACACACAGCTTGTATCAGGATCCTTGCAATGATTTTTGAGTTTGTCAAGCTGTCGCTTGTCAAGAAGCTGTCTTGCCACCTTTACGATAGCGCCCACATTGCCTTCATCGACTTCCACGAGCGATTCAAGCAGTTCCCAACTGTCAAGAGCCTTATCTTCGACTTCATATTCAAAGCCGCTTTTTGTGATACCTTTAAGCATATGATCTTCCTCCTGTTACTCAGACTTCAAATGAATGTACTCATAGTGAGAATTGCCACTCTCGTCATTGACGGCAGTAAGCGTTATATTGTAACCCACAGCGTCTGTATCAACATACTTGACCTCGCCAAGTGATGTTACAGAAGCACACGGCACTACGATACGCTTTAAAGCTCCGCCTTTGAGTATAAGCTCGAATACATACACAGCTTCTTCGTCTGAGCCGCCGTTCACCGCCACTGTGATGTCATTACTCGCATTAGCAGTTACGTTATCAGAGCCGTAGACAGTTTTAAGGACCTCTTCACTTAGTCCTTCTATAAGGGTCAGCGTAAAGGTATCACTGCCTGCGTTCGTCATATTAAGCACTACATCTCCGCCCCATGCAGCTACCTTATTGCTTGAACGGTCATTGCCGTTTGACAGTCCGTCCTCTGAGCAGTAGCCAAGACACTTATACGCCTCTGTAAGAGCCATTGTAGCATCTGTAGGCAGTGCAGTACCCTTTTTTGCACGATATACCGCACCGCCTATCTTAGGCTTGCCTGCGGTAACGTTGTTTGCATTATTGGTGTTTGCCATTGTTATCTCTCCTTTTAATCGTAAAATCGTATATCGAATACCGCCTGATAGCGGTATCGCTTTGTTTCCTCATCGGTGTAGTTGTAGTCGCTGTTCAGCTTGCAGGATATGACATCATCAAGTATCACAGTGTCACGCATAGCTGCCTTGACGGTGTGATTGAGCCTTGCCGCATCGTAAAGGCTGCCGCCGTATGACTGCACGGCGAGGGTCGCCGAAGATAGTCTGTTTTTCTCAGACGAGCCAAGCTTGTCGATGATGATATACTTCTGCGGCGGCTTTGCAGGCTCTTCCATAAACACAGGAACGTCAAGGCTCTTGCTCAGATAGTCCAGTATAACTTCTTCTATCATTTTCTCAGCACCGCCTTTAATATGGCATTGTCCTGCTTTGTTTCCTTTCTCGCCTTGTAGGTCACAGCCTTTATGCTTGCGTTCACACGCTTTTTACCTGAATAGGTGGACACCTCGTAGCCGTCACCCAGCCGCTGTGCCGCTTTGTCGGCAAACTCACGGCATATGTTCTCAGCCTCTTTTGAACGCAGCATTTGCCTTACTGCCTTGCGGTCAAGAACTATCTTCACTTTACCCATACAGTTCCACCTTGACTTTCTTGTTCCAGCTGAGGGGCAGGTTTTCTTCAATGCCCTCAGTAGGGAAACCTATGGTGCAAAATTTCCTGCCGAAAAATTCAACTTCGGTGTTCTCCCAAACGTGAGTGTCGCCTTTTGGTATGGCAAGGGTGTAGGCTAACCGCTTGCCCGAAAGGTTCAGCTCGTTCGTGATGTCCTCAGCTGAGGGTTCACCCACCAAAACGTTGTCAACAAGCTCCCAGCTATCCTCATAAGTTGGTCTGCCAAAGCCGTCAACGCCTGTCTGCGTCTGCACTTTAAGCTTCACCGAAATTCCCTTTATCATTGTTCTCATAGTCATATACCTCCATAGCTCCCCACCTCTGACGAATGATACCAAGCTCTTTCAACTCGTTTTTGAGAAAATATAAAGATTGTCCTGAATTGAGATAAGTCATTGACACCGAATAGCCCATAGCTGCCTGCGACGCCTGCACAGCAGGTGGTGCATTATCAGCCGAACAGTCAAGACTTCTCACAACAGCCTTTGAGATTATCGCCTTTACTGTCAACGCATAGTCTTCATCACTTGTCACAAGGGTATTGACATCAACGCCGTAACGCTTGCCTATAACACGGAGCTTTGCGCAGGCGGTCTCGATAAGACTATCCGCCGCCTGCTGCTCCTGTGATGTAAGCTTTCGTCCGTATACTGCTATGTCGTCGATAGTGGCATAAACGTTGCTCATTCTGTTGCCTGAACGGCCTGAACGGCTGCAAATGCCTTAGGGTCAAGGATAGCAAAGCCGATATAAGCCTCTGTTCTGAGATACACCTCATTGTGTCCTTTCAGATCTTTGCCTGAGTTATCAGGGTCGCCATAAGGAATGACCTCCAAAGGAAGTTCCTTAGCATAGCCCCACTTAAAGGCTCTCGCAAAGTCGCCGACGATAGCTCTGTCTGTACCCTTATTGAAGTTTACAGTGGAGTTGACGTCACAAGCTGTGCCGTTGAGATTGCCTGGATTTGCACCAAGGCCAAACTCAGGATACTGCTTTACACCGTTGACCTTGAGCTTTGCAAGTGCAGAGGCAAAGTCCTTTGAAAGTGCAAAGCCTGTTGCCTCGTATTCACCAAGCAGAGCAATAGCGTCTTCAAGATTGCCCTCAGGGTCGGTGCTGTCAAAATCGACCTTTGCACTATTGTCAGCTACCGCCTTGTCGATATAGTTATTATCGAGAGCAGCGACAACAGTTTTCTTTCTCGGATTGATTCCGTGAAAGCCGAGAATGTCGATAGCACGAGCAAACTTGATCGCTGCACCCTCTGCAAATGCTTTCATGACCTCAAGCTTTTTCTCGTCTGTTCCATAGATGAACTCGTCACTGAAGCGTGCGCCGTATTCGATCTTGAGCGGTCTCATCGTCACCTTGCCGAGCTTAGCACTACCTGCGGATTTAGCCTCGCTTTCACCGATAACGTCCGCCTCATCGTCCATAGAGAAAACGAAATAGTCGTTGCCGTTAAAAGATACAGGATCTCTGCCGCTGAGCTTTGCAAGGGAGGAATGACCCTTTACTGTTGAAAAAATGCTTGTTACTGTTTCAGGCTCAAGAAGTGTGCCTCTCTTAATTGTTTCTGCCATGATTATTCTCCTTTCAGCTTTTCAAGTGTTCTTCTAAGTGCGTTTTCCGCACTGTTTTTGCTTGGGTCGCCCTCTGCTCTGAAATCAGGGGCGTTGTGTGATGTTTTGAAATATTTTGACATCTTTTCTGCATCGGCTCTTATAGACTTTTCGTCCTCACCGCTGAGCCTGTCAGAAAGCTCCGCAGGAAGTCCGTACTCCTGTGCGGCTCTCACCCTAAAAAGGCTCTGTTCAGCCGCCTTACCCTTTGCCGTAAGGTCTGCTATAGTGGTTTCATAGCCCTTGACCTTTTCTGCCATATCAGCAGGGGAAACATATCCCTCGAACTGCTTTGTGACAGCATTTGTGTTTTCCTCCAGCTTGGCATTTACGATCTTGTCAAGCTGTTCCTGCGTTGTGACAGGCTCAAATTCTTCTGCCATAATATCATTCCTTTCAAATATCAGTAGCTTATCTTTTGCTTTTTCTTTTCTTTAGCGTTCGCACAGCTCCAATGTGCAAGCACCACCGACTCTAACAGCGAAATGTCAGCACCCTCCATAATAGAGCTGTAACCGAAACCTCCGCCTGAGCCTATGGCTCTGTGTTCACAGTTTGAAACAGCCTGCTCAAGTGCAGGTTGTTCTGCGTGGCATATCTTATCAGCAAACAGACTTTGCTCAAACTGAGCTGACGCCTGCACCACCTCTGACACCTTTGGCAGCACAGCCTTACACTTAACTCCTGCGTCTTTCATATCACTTTCAAGCACAGCCTGTCCGTTTGCACCGTCTATGGTCACTTGCCTTGCGTGAGGATTTCTGAGATATGAGATTATCCAGCCGTTCCCCTCTCGCACAGGGCGGCAGTCGATAGCTTCAACGAATATTTTGCCGTCAGAAGTTTTAACAGCAACTGCAAGAGAAACATTTGCCGTATATCTTGCATACTTAACACCGAAGAACAGTTCAGGCGTGCCTGAAAGTTTTGGTGCTGTATCAAGCTGATAGTTATGCCATTCCTCCCGGCTTATAGCGGACTTCTGATTGTATCTTAACCACAGACCTAAACGCTGAATATTATCGTCTGTCTGGTCTTTGCCAAGCTCTGAACGTATCTTACGCTCGGTCAGTATCGTACCGAGTGAGGGATTTGTTTCATACCAAAGTTCAGGGTCATGTGCGTCAGCCATTTCAGGTATGCTCCACTCTGCCCAGCCGCTGTCAACGTTAGTACCGCTAAGCGTATCACGGCGATACTGATAGAACACAGTTCCAGATGATACCGCAGTAGGAGGAGTGCCGCACATCAGTGTCTGAGGGTTTGCAGAATCGGTAACAACGTATTTCAATGCACTTTCTTGGTCAGCCGTGTACTCCTGAGCCTCATCTATAACGAGCAGGTCATAGCCCTCACCAAGTCCCCCTTTTGATGAACGTGTACGGAAGTTGATAAGACCTCCGTCATTATCTTTGAGCCACTCGATACGTTCAAGGCCAAACTGTTTTGTGGTCTTGAAGTCCTCTTTTTCGGTATATCCTGCCTTTGCAAGACGTTCAATGACCTTTTCCCATGCGTTGTGAGAGGTGGTCGTTCTGTGTGCCGTATAAAGAACACGCTCTCCGTGGATAAGTCCCCAGAGAGCACGCATTATAAGTATTTCAGATTTTCCGTTACGTCTTGGCACGCTGTAGCCGTATTTCATATGTGTCCACAAGCCTTCGTCATTAATAGCCATGATGTCGTAGAGCTGTATTTCCTGCCATTCCTGAGCAGTCCTGCCTGTGCTGTTATATAACTCTACAGCCTCGTTGCCCTTAGTCTGCTCATAAGGCAGGACAAGGGCTGTGGTGGGGGTCTGCCTGCCGACTCTCTTATCCTCAATAGTGGATTACCTCCTTTTTCGGGTACTAAAAAAAAGCACCCGTTAAGGTGCTTGGTTTGATATTTACTTTGTCGATTTGACCTTTTCAGCATTGGATAAAACTATACTCAATGACCTTTCACAGCGTATCAGTGCCGCAACATAATCAGCATTATCCTTTATCTTCTGAATGTCAGTTCTGATGTTCTCAATATCACTCTTAGCTCTCCGCAGCTGCCATATTGTATCCCGGTCAAGTGCCATAATATCCGTCCTTTCTGATTTTGGGTATAAAAATACCGCCCGACCTTAGTCAAGCGGTAAAAGATACTGATAACCAGTACGCTATTTTTCAATGATCTCAAAGTTTTCAGGGGGGTACAGATAATCTTCGCCAGTGTCATCAAGTATCCTGTACCATTTCTTTTCAATAGATATCACTTCATATGTTTTATTATGTGTGAGCGCAAATGAAATTGTTTTGCCAATATACTTAATCGTCATTATCCAACCACCTCTTTACTTTAAACTTGTGTTTTCCAACACTTTCTTCTTGGAACCAATGGACTTCGGCTTTTACTTCTTCGCCGTAATAGTCAATAACCCCTATGCCTTTTAAATGCTGCCAGTTTTCAGGCTTACCACCAATTTGTTTAGAAAGTCCGTCTGCCACTTCTGGATTTAAGGGTTTAGTACCTCCTTTTCCTGCAAAAACCTTTGGATTTTGTATTTTCGTACCCTCAACAAAATTGAAATATTCTCCTGTTTGAGGATCTAAAATATCATAATTCTTAGCTTTTGCGCCAATAGATTTTCCTATTGGTATATCTTTCATCTTTATTATACCACTTCCACCCCGTTTGTCAAGCCTTTTCAGCACTTCTTTTTCCTTAGCTCTCGCCTGCTCAGGTGTGAGCCTTGTGACCTGCTTGCGTGTTTCGATCTCTTTGCCGTTTTGAACGTCTGAATAGCTTATTTGATCATATGTGCCTGCCTTTTCATTGACGTAGGTTATCTCACAGGTGCAGCGCTTATGCCGTCGCCATATGTCTTTTGGAACATCGGGATAGACGTACTTTCCTGCAAGCTTTGAACACCATGCACAGCATTTGCTGTGGTCTGAGCGGATAACGTAGACTTTAAGTCCTGCCTTACTGCGAAAGTCAGCATTTGTTTTGACATAATCGGTAAAAATCGAGCCGTTTATGTTCTCAACTGACGCAGTGAACTCGCTGAGCGACGTCTTGTCGGTAAGGTCCTTTTGAGCAGTTACTTTTGCAAGATTTTCTATCCTCTCAGAGGGGAAATCTGCTCTTTGTGGCTTTATGCCTATGCCTGCCGCCTTATCAAGCTGTTTTTGGATATTCTCAGCCACAGAGTTTATAAGCTCGTAATTATCACCGAATATATCACCGAGTATCTCAGCAATAAGCTGTTCATCTGTAAAAGCCTTTGGGCTTTCGGTTATGCTTTTCTCAAAGACTTTTTTCAGCACAGCTCCTGTTGCCTGTGCGAAGTCATCAACATCAGTGAGGTTTGCTTTACCGCTTTCAAGCCTTTTTATAATGCTCTGCAAATGTTTGTCGCTTTTTGAAAGCTTGACAAGGTCGCTTTTTATTTTGTCTGAAAGTGCGCTCATTTGCCGTCACTCTCCATACCTGTGAGAGCCTTTATGTTTCTTGCACCTAAGTAGTCAGGAACAGCCTGGTTTATCTTCAAGATAGCGTCGCCCACACCCGAGAGTGCCGCAGCGTCAGGCTCGAAGATAGGCAACCATGCGACTTTTGTATCTCTGAACGCATCTCTTTGATATGCGTATCTGTCACGGATACAAACGGCAAGATAGCCCACATTGAGCAGACCTGTTCCGAACGTCCTCTGCGCCTTGCGTGCCGTTAATCGTAGGTTTTCATGGCCTGCCTTGATAGCCTCTGCGCTGGAGGGGTTTTCGGTGGCAAAGCCCAAGTCATCAAGGGTCAGGCCTGTTTCTCCTGCGAACAGGCTTGCAAGTGTTCTCAGCTGTTCAGTATATGGCGTCATTGATTGCTGTTGAAACTGTCCTACAATGGGGTGATCGCCGTCGCCGTCTTTCGTGAAATTCAGAAAAGAGGATATCGTAGCAAGGCGGTTATTGAACTCTGCGTCCTCAGATAATCCAAGCACATATTTTTGAGGGAAGCTGTAAAATTCAGCCGACACCTCAGAGCGTTTTATAGTTCTGAGAGCTGTCTGTGTATAGGCAATGCAGGCTCTTGAAATACGGCTGTGACCGAACGGACGCTTTGCGTCAGGACGATATATTATCGGCACGAGCAGTGCATATGGTGCAGCGTTTGGTATACGCTGAACAAGCACGCCATGGGAGTATATTTCCGTCATGCCTGCCATGAAATAAGCCTCTGTCTTTACAACACCCATGCTGTCACGCTCAAGCACTGCATAGCCCTCGGTAAGCAGATTTGTCACAGGGTCAATGATACCGGTGGCATTTGAGCCGTCAATTACCTGCAGGCGAGGATAACCGTTATCTTCTCGGATATAGACGAAAGAACAGGCTGAGATAAGAGCCGAAAGCACCGCAGAATCAATGAGTATATCCTGATTGTTTGACAAGAATATTTCGCTCAGATTAAATTCATCATTTTGAAATTCATCGAACTGCAAGCGGTCAGCAAGGCTATCGACTGCTTTCGCACACCAACCGACAGTTTCCTTTAGCCCCTTGAATTTTTCGGGAGCAAGGCTCGAAAAATCCTGTGCGTTATTTTTCATTTCGTAGTACTTATATCTCAATAGCACTCGTTGTTGTTTATCGGCAAGTCTGCGTTGCAGATAGTCAATTCCGTATATTTCGTTTGTCATATTTTTGCTCCTGTTTAAAATTCTGCGAGATATTTACACAATGAAGGCGTGAACGTGAAATTGCCCCTCAAAGGGGGTGGTATGCCCCCATATGCTCAAAAAAAATTGGAAATTTCGTGGAAATTCGTGTTTAAATCGACTTCCAATCAAAAGTTTGCGGTAAAACACGGTTGGATACGGCTTCTACCTTTTGGTCAAACACCTGTTTTTCTACCAATTTATCAGATTTCTGACGATTGCAACACCAATGAGCAAGCTGTAGGTTTTCAAGGGCTGAGGGGTGACCGCCTTTTGCAATGGGTATGATATGATCTATACAAGCCGACAAAGGGTGAGGATATTTCAGCGAAAAATCAACAGGTTTTCCACAGATACCGCAGACTGTTTGGGTAGCATATATCTTTTTCTTGTTGATACGGAACTGTGTTTGATGTGAGCCGTTTCGATCTGGTCTTGGTACTGGCATTGTATACCTCCGTGCAACGCAAAAGCGACCGCAAAATGCAGCCGCCCTTGTGAAAATATTATAAGGAGTTTTTGTAAATGGTGGAGCAGATCTGAGCGCTGGCACGCTCTCGACCTGCATAAGCCCCTTACGGGGCTCAGAAAATTGGAGGTGACTTCATGAAAGTACAAGTCTGAGGTACATCTACACTTTCCTCAGTTTAAATTATAACACAGTAAAAACCGACAAAACCGACAAATCAAGATTTTTTTGAAATATATCTTTTTATCTTCTTTTCAACTGCGTCCTCTGTGATTCTCCCACCGCTTACCTGCATAGCTATCTGCAAGTACGTCTTACCCTTGATGAATTTCAGCACGAACATTCGCCGTGTCTGATAGTCCTCTATCCCCTTGATAAACTCCTCCACAGCCCTCTGCTCACGCTCTAGCCGTGACTGCTCGCACAGCAGTGAAAGTGTATCACCGCTTGGCAGAAAGCCGTCTATGCGTGTGCTGTGTGGCGTGTAGGACGGCGGAGTGCATACGCTGATACTGTCAGCAACGTACTTGCCTGAAAGCTCTGCCTTGATGTCCTCAATGGCTGAGGCGTTCCTGCGGTAGGCTTTCAGGCGTGACATGGTCATAGGGTCAGCCATTAGCAACACCGCCCATTTTAATACCGATACCATTCACGTCAACAGCCGTATCAGCAACACCGAAAATAACCTTGCCTATTGCTGTAGATACGTCACCTTTGTGATAATTGTCTACGGTCATCTTGAATCCCATTCCTGATATCGTTACCTTTTCCTCCACCAGATTGACAGCCCTGAAAACCTTGCCGTGCATAGCGTTCTCATACACACCATGCAACTTTTCCAGCTTATCCTGACTTACGCCTGCCTCCAACAGAATAGACGAGAGCTTATGCTCGTCTATGGTCGGCGTCTCGGTCTCGTGAGCGTTCTGGTCAACGAACGTGGAAATCTTATCGTTCACTGCGGTGATAAGGTCATAGTCAAGCTCATCACCCACAACGCTTGTGAGGATATCCTTGAAAGTTTCCTTTTCGTTCTGACAGGTCATTGAGAACTCACAACCAAGAAGCTCCTCAACAACAGATGTGTTCGGCTTTTTTGCGTTTTTCGTGTAGTAAAGCACTCCGTTGATATCTGGTGCACGGTCATTGAAAAGAGGAAACAAAAAGCCATCGCTCGGCAGTTCCACAATTCTGTCGCAGGACTCTTTCTTTGCAATAGAGTTGTCCTGCTCGTTGTATATAAGCCCGTCGATACGCAGATTTACAGGGCAAAGTGCCGTGATGATGAAGTTGTAATCCGTGTCAGCCTCTTCCTCAAACTCGTCCATTTTGTTCTTCCTCAGCACGGAATATGTACAGTGTGCCGCAAAAATGGTATATGTTGACACATACTCAACCTTTTCAACTATAGCGTTCAGGAAGTTGTCAACCTTTTCCTCGTCAAGCAGCTTGCTTTGCAATGTTTCATACATGAAAGGCTGTGCGCCACCCTCAAGATATGCGTCCTTTGGAAACGAATATTCCAGCAGATTTTTGCCGATAGAACCGCTGAGTACCTTTTTCAGGTTTATCATTATCAGCTCCGCCTCGTCCTGCGGAATAGTGTTGTAAAGCTGATTGGTCTTGCACTTTATATTCTTTTCAGCGTCCACAAATGCGGTAACAACGTGGTTTACTGTGAAAAGTCCACAGTCGTCGCTGAATGTTCTCTTAATCTCGTTAATTTCTTTCTTGTTCATGTTAATCCTCCTCAGTTTGTCTATAGATCGTTGATCTGTAATTATCACAAACTACTCGACATCGCTTATCTCCCTAATTAAAACAACGTGGGAACTTCTAAACATACAACTTACGCAAGACCCAACATCATCAGTCATAAAATAACGTCTTTGAGGTAAGTACAAGCTAAGGTTATCCTTGAATTGTTCTTCGCCTGTCTTATGCAGGACCCCCTTTAAGATATCACCGTTAAAAAGTTTTATCTCAACTTTCTGACCTAAATATTTTTCTAACTTTGAACGTTTCATTCTTATTCCTCCTATAAACTCATCTGACTATCATCATAGTCAACTTTCTTCGTTGTCAGTCTGCCGTTATAATCAAGGTAGCTGTTCAACCTTTTGTACCTTTCGCTAGTCTTGTCAGCCATAAAGCGATTGTCCTGTTCAGGCGGCGTTGGCAGGTAATATTCCTGTGGGATTTCCAAATCGTTATCCGCACAGATATCTAGAATATATCGCTTATACGCTAGAACATGGTTTCTGCACAAGTTGGCATTACAGCCGTCAGGCCATGATGGATCACTACAGCCATGATCGATAATGGACTTGTACTGCTCTATTGACTTCACAAGGTCTGCCGAATACTGCTTTAACAGTTCTTCGGGTGTTTTGCCCTTTGCCATTTTACCCCTCCTCAAATCTCGGGCATTCTGTCACAGTGTATGAATGCAACATGCCGCCCTTTTGCGCCTCATACATTCTGTGCTGACACGTCCTCCAACCCTCAACCGGTTTGCGGTCTATGGACCATGCACAGCCTGTGAGGTATTCTCCTGTTATCTTATCCTTTGTCGGTACTGCGTGGCGGCAGTGCCAGCAGAGGGTGTGGTCAGTGTGTTTCATTGGCTTTGCCCCTCCCCATACCACATAGGATATCATTGAGCCTCTTGCAAACCTCACAGCCGTCATGATGTATCTCGTACTGACATTTCTGAAATACCTTAGCATATTCCCCATATGTCTGCCATAGGTCAAGTGCATATGCTCCATTGATGTATGCCCTGTATAGTTCCTGCTTTTCGTCAAGCGCCTGTTTCTTGTTTATCTGCCCCGCTCTGAACTCTCGATACACAATGCAAAGCGACTTATACAAAAGCTGTTCCACCTGTGTCAGTTCCTCTGGCATTGGAAGAAGCTTTGCCGCCATTCTGTTCAGCTCGTCTGCTTTCTTTATAACCTCAGTTTTGACCAGCATTATCATCACCGCCAAGATAGTGCATTAGCATATCAGCTGCCTGCTTCCAGCCGTAGCATATCGCCGCCAAATAGTCCTGCTTGCCAAGCTCCGCAAACCACCACATCTGATTATCTGAGGGCTTGCCATTCTCTGCTTTGAGCTCTATGAACAGCCCTTTGTTTTTGCCCCGTGCCACAGGCAGGAACAGATCAGGAACGCCTGACTTCACACCCATAAGCTTTAATCTCTTGCCCTCTCGTGGGTCGCAATGACGTTCATTCGGTATGTGAAAGAGCAGTTTGAGTTCAGGATAAGCCTTGCGAATGCTTGCCTGCTGCGTCCACTTGATAAGGGTCATTTGCTCTCTATCTTCATTTCTTGCCATATCATCACCCTTTCATTATCCTGTTGAGTATCTGACTTGCTTCAAACTTTGTCAGACTTTCTATGTCGATATCCGAATTGTTGAGATACTTTCTACCACGTCTGCGGATAAGGTTTTTCTGATTATCAGTAGCAGGCGCTTTGCCCCACTTTCGGCAGATGTTCAGATCCCACAAGCATTTGCTATCTGCTTCACGCTCGCAGAGAATTGTGTACGCCTCATCAAGAGCCTGCTGCATAGGCATTTTCTGTCCCTGCCATATTGCCATGCCCAAAGCGTCGGGTGCAGATATCCTCAGCGTTTTTCCCTTGCCAAGACTGCATTTCATATCGCCATCCGGCAGCTTAAACCAGTTCACGTCATGGGTATTATATTTCTGCTCCTGCGCCCACAAGTCAACGATACGAACATTCTTTATCCAGCTTTCAGGACAATCCGACATCATAGCAGCCTTTTCAGGAAGCTCAAATAGCATTCCCTCCATTTTGTCCTGACTCTTCTTTGGTAATTCTGAAATGTCGATGCCGAGCAAACTTGGAGCTGTTCTCAGGCTTGCCTTGCCTGTTACTCCTACGCAGTCGATGAGTGTGAGCTTGTCTTTGTCGGGGTGCAGTCTTAGCCCTCTGCCTACCATTTGCGTATACAATGCGTCTGACTGTGTGGGTCTTGCTATGATAACAGTTTCCACAAGAGGAATGTCCGTCCCCTCTGTGAACACCATGCAATTCACAAGACAAGGTATCTCACGCTGAGTAAAACGGCGTATTATATCAGCCCTATCCTTAGTCTGACCTGTGACTACCTCAGCCCCCTCGATGCGTTTTGCTATCTCGTAGCACTGCTCTACAGATACCGCAAAAATAAGCGTTGCACCTTTGGCGTGTTCTCTATACGCTTGTGCTATAGCGTCCGCAGTGCCGTCCATTGCTTCTGCTAGCTCGCCTGGAGCGTAGTCGCCAAGCCGTGTATGTACCGCTGAAAGGTCATAGCCTATGTCGGCACGTTTGCAGAGGATATCACACAGATAACCATGTTCAATGCCCCAACGCAGGTCACGTTGAAATATGATATCATCAAACACATCATTCAGTCTGCATTTGTCAGCCCTGTTAGGTGTTGCCGTGAAGCCCAACAGAAGACGTGGTGCGAAGTGATCTATGACAGTTTTGTAACTGTTTGCTGCTGCATGGTGTGCTTCGTCTACTATGATGATATCAAAATCATCAGGTGAAAACCTGTCAAGCCTATGTGTCATGGTCTGGATACTTGCAGAAACCACCTCTTCACTGCCGTCGGTATGGTACTTTGACATTTCAACGCCCTTTGTGCAGTCAAAGTATTTCAGAGGCTGATTTACAAGTTCCTCTCTGTGCGACAGAATGAGCATACGTCCATGACGTGGTATATTTGCAAAGGTCACTGTCTTACCAAGACCTGTCGCCATTTGTACAAGATGTTTTCCATGCCCTGCCTGCGTTATCTTATCTATACACTCCTGCTGATAGTCACGGAGTTTTATTCTTGCATTCATTTGATGTTTTTTCCCTCCTTATGTGGGACGTGGGGGACAGTGTGGGACAAACGTCCCACACGAAAACTATGCGTATTTACGCACTTTTCGGGGTGTTGTGGGACTGTGGGACAAATTCGCACATTTTCCTATATAGGAAAACACACATATATTTTAACGATGTGTGAACAAAGCCGTGATTCTATATCACCTATTTAAAACAGGTATATATAGGGGGAAAATGTCCCACAGTCCCACACTATGCAGAAAGCCACGCATTTACGCCGTTTTCCTCGTGGGACTTATGTCTCACAAAATGCCGAAATCCGATATATCCGTCCCACGCATTTCTTCTTCGGTGTAATAGTCCGGTGTTTCATCTGGCAATCTCAGCACAACGCACTCAACGTTCACGCCACCGATACGCTTGCCACGAGTGTTGTTGCGCCCTCTTACAAGTATCTTGCCGTTAGATTTCAGCCAACTAAGCAACGCCCTTGTGTCGAAACCCTGTTTTGAAGCCGCTTCATCGAATTTTGAGCGAATGATATACGCAAAATCGCCCTGGATAAGTCCAAACACTTCACCGTTATTGTCTTCGCCTGTCGCAAAGCGTTTACTGTTGGACGCCACCCAATCGCACATATACTGATAGCCTCGTTCACCTGCTGATACCGATTTTTTGGTCTGCAAATACTGTGAGATATCGTCAATTGTTAGTGGCTCGTTCGTTTTGAACACGGACGCTTCTGCAATCATATCAGCCGTGAGTATCATTGCCGCTGCCATTGCCTGCTTTTCCGTTGTATCCGACTTGCAGAGCTTGGTGAAATAATCGTTATAGACCTCTTGTGTCATTGTCAAGGCTTTTTGAGAGGACAGTTTTGCGACGAACTCTCGCCCTGCAAAACCATAGTTTTGTTTTATCACCGCCGATACTGCCATGCCGTCTGCTATCACGATATTGTTTGCTGTACATTCAATGTCGATAACCCTGTTTACCGCTCCTGCACCTGCTGAACCGCCCACTATAGGGCTTTCGCCTGTGGTAAGTATAGTGTTTCGCCATGTCGGTGTACGCTCTATTCCGCCTGTTTTCGTGCCCCTAGAACGTCCAACGCCCTGAGCGAGCTGATAAACGTCAAATCGGCTTCTGCCGTGACTATCTTTGCTCAGCTGGAGTTCGTCAATGAGAAACGGCAGGCTGTTGAGAAACGCTGCTGTTCGCTCATGGCCGACAACTGTGCTGTTGAACGTCTGAATGTATTCGCCCATTTCGGGGGTTCCCCAAACGGAAGCCGCAAGCATTAAAGCAACTGTTTTGCCTGTGCCTGAATCAACGCCCCACAAGTGAACGAAAAACGGCAGACCGCCTAGCGGCTGAATAAGCGCACTTGCGAAGCTTGCCGCAAGAAATATCTTTGCGATCACGCTTTTCCTGCGGCAATCTATAGCGACTTTTTTCCATTTCTCATAACTGCCATGACTTTTTATAGCACTAAAAATGGTGGAATAATTCTGCTCACCGTCAAATGTCAGTCCCTCAACGTATGGTGAAAAGCCTGCACCGTTTATGTAGCCAAGCCTGCCCACTGATCTTTTCAGTGGCAGAGAATTGCGGTTAAGGCTCTCTATCTCCTGAAAGTATGAAACAAGCTCTTTGGCAGTTTCAGAAGACACATCAACACCACATTTAACTAGCTGTGAAATGTTTCGGCTGTTATATAGTATCTCCTTTGAAACGACTTTTTCCTGCCACTCTCCACGAGTGCGGTAAGCTATGTTGAGCTTCTCTTCACCTGTGTCAATGTTCTGCAAGCACTCAAAGGGTATGATCGGGTGGTGGCAGATAACGTGATAGTTACCGCTTTCATCAATAAGATACACACCGCCGTCATCAACATTGTATTTGCCTGCGTCAAGCTGCATATACGGACCTGAAAACGCAGTGGGGTTATTGATGATAACGTTCGCCCCACGCTGCATTTCTCGCATTTTGACGTAGTTTTTATACAGCCCTTTGAACGTCTTTACGCCCACCTCCGCCGCCTGTTGAGCCATTTGCTCAATTTTCAGATTGTGCATGAAAGGGTTGTTTTTGTAATCGTATATCGCTTCGTATGGCTTCTCTGTGTAGAGGAAATCGTCTTTTGTATACTTTACAGCAACGGCGTTTTTCACCGCTTCTGCGTCGCTCATGTCGATATCAAAATGCTTTTCCTCGTTCGCATCAACGTCAATGATATCATCAGAATGGCGTTCCCTCATCATTCAACACCTCCTCAAAGTCGGAAAGGTCACCGCCTAGCTCTTGCGGGGGTGCTGCTTCTGCGGTAGGCTGTACAAAAACGGCTTCGCACACAAGATGTACGTCAACTTTTTCTTCGCCGTCTTTGCTGGTATATGGCTTCTTCTCCACCTTGCCCACGCAAAGCACTACGTCAAACTTTTTCAGCGCCTTTGTGGCTCTTGCTACAGAGTGCCAGCACTGACAGTTCACCCATACGGCTTCACCACGCTCACCTTGCACCTTTGGCTGACGTTCGCCCACTTTTACTGAAAACTTGGTGAGCGACGAGTTATTGCCGCCCACCTGTTTGTATTCTGCGTCCTTTGCGAGAAAACCACTGATGATAACAGAGCCGTCGGGTAATCTTGCCCGCATTAAAGCACCTGCTCTTTCTCGGTCTGGAGCTGGTCAATTTCTGCTGAGATATCTGTAGATATCTTCTCATACTCAAACCACTCAGAAACCTTTGTGTTCTTATCCTTGAGTGAATTGAAAATGCCGATATAGTCGGTGAGATCTTCGGCTGTCATAGTGTCAAGACCTCTGCCAAGACGTTTTTCTATCATATCCTGTGTAACACCCAGCTTTTCAAACTCGACCACCATTTTTCTTACACGGTCCGTAAGAGGGATATTATTCTTGCCTGCAAGAGTTTTTCTGCATTCGGCGACTGCCTCTTCCACAAAGTCCGCAGGAAGTACCGCAAGTATCCTTGCTCTGAGCCTGCGGCCTGCCATATTGGCGTTATTCTCATAGATATCACGCAAACTCGTGAGGGTCTTTATCTTGCCTCTGACTTCCTTTGCGTGTGGGTTCGTGAAATTCTGCACCGACATTGTGTTCGTCTCCAAGTCCCAAGCATACGCCTGCATTTCTGACTTGCCGTTGTCCTGAGAAAGCTCCTTGATACCGAAGTCGATATTGCCCCAGCACCTTGCAAGTTCTTCGGCAAGTCTGATAGTTGGTCCTGACACAGTTTCTCCGCCTCTTGGATAGCTGTAAAATGCCTTGTTTGCAAGCCCTGTACGCTGACAAGCCTTTTTCATATTGGCAAAAGCCTGTATCTCGTTGCGTGGGAATCTCTTTGCGATAACAAGCTTGCCCTGTGCTTCTGCAATGGCTCTGCTTGCTTCGATAGCGACTGTACCCTGATTGATGTTGTCAAGAGGCATAGTGCTGTTCTGCGGTACTTCTGGTGTTACTGTTATTTCGTCCATTGTTTTGTCCTCCTATTCGTATTCTCTTGCCAGCCAACCAGGCAAACTTATGACGTTCAAATCGCCGTTTTTGCCGTTGTAGCTGTACCAGTTATCTGTTTCAAGACACTCCTTGAGAGTGTAAAGATAGTCGTTAAGGTCTTTTGTGCCTTTCTGTATGATAAAATCGTCAGCTTCAAGGACGTTGCAGGCATAAGGCGGTGACTTTTCCACAGCGATAAAAACAAATCTGTGGGGCTTGCCCTCAATTTCTGACACACCCTGCGTGTACATTGCCGCCTGCAAGTCATAGCCGTACTTTATGCAGCTGTGCATAAAACTGTCTGTATCGGCATTCTCAGTAGTCTTGAGGTCAACTATGACAGACGTTGACCTTAGATCCGTTCGGCAGTCGGGGCGGCATTTGAGTTTAAGCCCCGTGAGCTTGTCCGTCCAGAAGTATGATTTTTCATGTTCACCGCCGTTTAGCAAAGCGGCAGCATACTTGTTTGACATCACACTTTCAGCCATTGCCTGTATCTGTGCAAAAGCGTCCTCGCTTATGGGTATCTTACCGCTTGCTTCTATCTGAGCCGCAAGTGCCTTGCCCTCTTTGGTACGCCTGTCAAGCTTCGGAGCGACTATGTACTCGCTGTCGAACTTGTCCTTTTCAAGAACATAAGCGTGAAAGGCTGTACCGAAAGCAAGCGCAGGGGTTTCAACTTCGGGATTTTCAAGGGAGTATTTGAAGTGTGCAGGCGACTTTGACAGCTTGAAAAGCTGTGAGCGGCTGAACGCTTCGTCATTGCGGTAATCTTCCGCAGACATTTGTTTTTTCATTCGTCATAGTCCTCCTCGTCATAATCAACCCCTGCCAGCGTGGCAAGTTCATAGATTGAAATATCGTCGTTTTGGTTGATTTCTTCAATCAAAATTTCACGGAAACAGTCCTTGCAGTAGTCCTTGCCCTCGTAGCAGAAAACATTTTCATTCGCAAGGTCTAACTGTTCTCTGCATTTGTCGCATTCGACCACTGTGTAATCACGGTCTCTGCCACAGCATCTGCACCCGTCAGGACAGCCGACGCAATCATTAGCCGTATAACGCATTTGGAACACCGCCTTTGTGCTTGAAAAATGCAATATTTTTGTACACGAAATACGATTCAGTTTTGGTTTCCAACACCTCAGCACCGACTTCTTTTGCTACGGCATGAATGTCAGGTGGAAATATCTGAACGCCCAATATCATTCTGCCAGGTGTCCACACGCCACCTGTCATTATGGGATAGACGCCGTCGGTAGCAGTATTGTATACCTGCGTCTCTTTCATTTTTTGTTCCATGTCCGCCATGTCAACCATAGCGTCAAGCCTTTCTTTTACTGTCATGTTTTCGACCTCTCCTTTCCAATATTGTTGGCTCTGCCAGCTTGAAATCTCTGCAAGGATAACGCCTACTACTTTCTAGGCAACTTTTCAGGTGCTTGCAGTCAAGGCAAGAGTAGTTAGTCACTATGCCCACCTCTCAGCCTCTCGATATTTTTCTTTAAAGCTACGATATATCCCGTCAGATACTCGTTCGGGTAATCATCAAGGGCTATTTCTGATATTGCCTCTAGCTCCTCTTGACAAATGTTAAGAAGTGTGCTATCGTTAAGGTGTATGTTATCGGTATCTTCTTTTACAGATACCTCCGAGCTTGTGCCTGTTGCCGCAGGTGCAGGCTCGGTTTTCATGTATTCGAGAATATGATTCATGAAACCAGTAATGCAATTATCCGTACCCATAAGTGGGCATGGTCCACAGTTGTCTACTATACAGCATTTAGCCACAGTAATTATCTCATTTTTCGTCATCTTTATCCTCCTTTCCAATAGGTCTTACGCTCATATACTGCCTACCGTCATAGTCCATCTTCTTCACAGGTTCAAGCCCCTTATCCCTCAGCGACCTTGCGGCATCGCCAAGCCCTCTGTCGAAGTCTTCACGGGTCTTGTAAAATGCACATCTGCGGCAGTAGTCCTTCGTTGGCGTTACTGTCAGCGCACCACACTCGTCAGACTTGACATTTGAATGGAACACGCAAAGGCTTACCGCTCCACTGCCGTTGTCAAGGGGCTTGTCCCTTTTAAAGACCTCTCTCATCACTATCATCGTTTTCGTCCTCCTCAATCTTTCCCCATTGTTCAGCCATTGCAAAAGCAATACCTTTAAACGTTTTGCTCCTTACCTTAGCACGATCTTTGCCAGAATGACGTGTTTCTTCCCATGTGCGTGATTTACCATTAGAATATCGTCCAAACAGCTTGCCATTATCAGGCTTGTCCCCTGTATATGTTGGTCGTAGGACAGGCAGCCCCTTTAGCCATAAACACGTCGCCTTTGTGACAAACTGTTCTGAGTCTTCCGGTCCGTTTGAAAACATATATGGGTGAATTATTTGATCTGCCTTTCTGAATACAGTATTCATACGCCCTATAGGATTTTCCACTGCAATTTTCGGTGCGTTCGCCGACACAATCTGCATAAAAAATACTATTGATTCTTCACGGTGTTTCATACGCTCGACCACCTTTTCAGCAGGTGTGCATTTCAAACTATAGTGGCGTGTAGCCACGTTGGTCAGGTATGTACACGGTGGGTGTGCGATAATCATATCCCATGTTTCAACAGTATGCTGCTTGCCGTCACAGGTGAAGAAATCGGTATTGCCATTGATAATATCCAAAACATCATTGCATATATGCCATTCAGGGTGACCGCCTGAACACATCTGAATATCGCAGCTGTATGCTTCGTGCCCTTTCGCACGGAATGCCTTGCAGACCTCTTGTGATTCTTCACAGGCTATCAGAACTTTCATTGTTCTTATCCTCCTCGTTTTCAAAACGTTTCTCCCAGTGCCTATCAGCCACGCTCAGCACAAGATACATCACTACATCTATCCCTGCAAGCACGGCTACTGTTATCAGCAGTATCAACGCCATTTTACCACTTTCCTTTCATTTCAACTTCGACCTTGACCACGGGTCTGCCTGCTTCTCTCACTGCACGCTTTATGCTCTCCTCTGCTTCCTCGTAGGCATTTTCTTTTACGCTTACATACCACCTGTACGCTACATACATTGCAAGCACCACCAAGAGCGCTACCGCTGCGGCACATCTGATTATCTCTAGTACGGCTATCATTTTCTCACGTCCTTTCAGATCTCTCTGCTATCCACTGGTCGAGCAGAGTTGAGTATATCTCGTACACATATTCGTTAAGCTTAATGGCGCACCCAAAAGGATACACGCCCTGTCTGAGCCCTGCGTTCAGCCTGTTCACATTTGTGTTGAAGCCTGCGGCTTTCAGCCGTTCCACCGCTTCTACCGATGATATTACTCTGAGCATTTAGTCCACCTCCTCGATAGTCAAAACATTCTCATGAGGACAAATAACACTTGCCTTTTTCAGAGCCTCGTACTGACTCTTTGCTGCTACTGTGAACACCCTTTTATAATGATACTGGTCTATCGTCGTTACCTTGTACAGTTTCATTGCTTTGTCCCTCCTCTTTGTGTTTTCTGTCATTTCTGCTTCCAGCGAACATATCCTGCAAACATTGCTAGTTATCATGAGAGACAACGGAATTGTGTTGTCAAGCCCTATTAGCATACATAAACCGAATGCAAGCGGACTTGCTAGGCACAACGCAATACCAAGATAGTACGCTATCTTTTTCAAATTCAACGTTTGCCCTCCTCATATTGTGACCTTGTTACAATCAGCTCTCCGTCAAGAGTCCAATACTGAATGACCTCTCTACAGGGGTCATCTTCTGTTCCTGCACCTTTCAAGGCTCTTGTTACGATCACCTGCTCAACCCTAGCACTGTCACACCCTCTTGGAATAGCAGTAATTTTCTGTTCCACTTTCTCACACCTCATTTTCTGTCCGTTCAATCGGACTGTTAGCTGTTGACATTTTCAGCGTTCTGAGTATAATTAATGTCAAGGACTTCATTGATAGCCGTTTCTATCTTGGTAGACTTTATCTCGCCTGTCATTATCTTATACAGATTAGATGTGTCGAGATAAGTTTCAGGAAGAAGCTTCTTGACTTCCTCAATGAGCCACTTCTGTGTCTTGTTGAGCTTAACAAGACGTACCTTGACTTCCACGCCGTACTCTGACAGTGGTCTTTTACGTTCACTAATAGATCGGAAGAGCGTCGTGT